CGGCACAAGAGCGCGAAGCCTATGCTGATCCAGAGTATCAAAAGCTTCTCGACGGCTTGAAAGCGGCTGTTGAAGAAGAAGAAAGGTTGCGCTGGCTGATCGTTGCGGCTCAAGCAAAGATCGAATGTTGGCGAAGCATTGAGGCGTCGAGGCGCATCGAGGCCAAGACGCTATGACCAAGGCCGAAAAGCGCCACATGAACCGTGTGGCCGATCTTGGCTGCGTCTTGTGCTGGCACCTTGGGTTTGGTGAAACTCCCGCCGAGCTACACCACCCCAGAGACGGTGAAGGCATGGCGCAGCGGGCCTCGAATTGGCTCGTCGTTGGTCTATGCCCGGAACATCATCGCGGGGCCTCTGGGCTGCACGGATTGGGCACCAAGGGGTTCTATACGCGCTACCGGCTCTCTGAGCTTGACCTCCTGGCTATGACCATCGAGCGCTTGGCGGAGGGCAAGGCATGACAAAGATCACCCTGCCGTGGCCGCCGAAGGAACTGAGCCCGAATGCAAGGTTGCACTGGGCCAAGCTGGCGGGAGCCAAGAAAGCCTATCGCGAGACATGCTATTTCGTGGCGAGACAGCAAAAGCTGGCGAAGATCGAGGCCGACCGGCTTGACGTGCATTTTGTCTTTTACCCGCCGACGCGCAGGCGCATCGACCTGGACAACTGCATCAGCCGCATGAAGGCCGGGATCGACGCCATGGCGCTGATCGTCGGTGTAGACGACAGCCGATGGCGCATGTCGTTCGAGATTGCCGACACCGTGGGCAGCATGGTCGAGGTTTTTTTTGCGCCTAGTGGTTCTGAAACCGAACCGTTTGGTGTATGATTCGAACCAGCCGATTCGTTTGGCACTCCTTGGCGGGAGTTTTTGTGGTGGGCCTTGGCCCCTTCTCTGCCGCGCACCACACGCGGTCCGCCAACACCCCCATGGGTGAGAGAAGGGACCAAGGCTTTTTTCTTTGGAGAAGCCCATGAGTGAAAACCTAAGTTGGCAACAAGCCGAGGCCCGGCGCGATGCGGGCATGGAATTGGCAGTCGAGAAAGCGGACCGCGACCGCGAGGGATGGTCTGGCGACGCTCTCGATTGCGTGGAGATGTTCTGCAAGGCCCACGGCGCCGGCCACCAGTTTTTGACCGAGACGGTCCGGCTCTACGCCGAAACCTTTGCGATCATCGAGGCACCTGAAAACGAGCGGGCCTGGGGCGCCGTGATGCGCCGGGCTGCCAAGGACGGGCTCATTCGCAAAGCCGGATACGCGCCCGCCGCGTCCTCGAACCTGTCGCCCAAAGTGCTGTGGGAGGTTGCATGACCAAGGAACAACTCGACGTCGTGCGGCAGCGCTTCCTTGCCGACGTCAGCCGTCACGAAATGGTGGTTCTGCACGACGAGGGCGTGCATCGCCAAATCCGCTTTCGCAAACCCGACGGCGAGGCGTTTTGTTTCGACCTTATCACCTGGCCGGAGCGGCTTTGCATCGACAGCGCCATGGGCGCCTACGTGTTCGCGCAGGATTTCGACATGATCGACTTCTTCCGCGCCGATCCAACCTCTGTCCGGCGCTACGGTGCCGACGGCCTGTTCATCGACGAGGCCTATTGGGCCGGCAAGCTGCTGGCCGCCGACCCGCAAGGCGTCACGAACTACGACCCTGAGATGTTTCGCGCCTGCGTGAGGCAGGATTTCGAGAACTGGTGCAAGGCAAACCGTCTGGGCGAGGAACAGCGGGCCGAGATCTGGCAGGAGATCGAGAACGACGTTCTGGCAAGCGCGGAGTTCGACGAGCATTCTGCTCGCGAGGCCGCATCGAACTTCCGGCTCCCTGGATACAGCCTGCGCTTCGAGGGCTTTTGGGAGCGCGACCTGCGGACCTGGGCCCACAACTACATTTGGTGCTGCTACGCAATCGCCTGGGGTGTGACGACCTACGACGAAGCCAAGACGGCAGCGAGGGGGGCAAAATGAGCGCTGCATTCGCCTTTCTCATTGGCTTGGTCGTCGGCTGCAACGTCGGGGTTTTTGTTATCGGCCTGTGCCGGGCCGCCGCGAACTCGGATCGCGAGGAAGGCGGTACGGCATGAAACCAATTTGCGCCCGCAAAGCAGGGCTAACACCAACCAGGGCGCCCAAGGGTAGCCGACTTCAGTTCCTCAAGCAGAAGCCGACCAAACAAGACTACCCCACAACCGGCGAACTATTTGAGGGGATTGAATGAACTACTACCCGTTTCACCTGGGCGACTACACCGCCCACACGGCCCACTTGGAGCCATTGGAAGATCTGGCCTACCGGCGCATGCTGGACGCGTATTACCTGCGCGAGGGGCCGCTTCCTGCTGATCCTGTAGAGGTCGCCCGTCTGATCCGCTTGCGCGGCCACCAGGCCGAAGTGGAAGCCGTCTTGCGCGAGTTCTTTGAGCAGGATGCGGCCGGCTGGCGTCACTCCCGATGCGACGAGGAAATCGAGCGCATGCAGGACAAACAAGCGAAGGCTCGCGCATCCGCCGCCGCTTCGGTAAACGCCCGCAAAGCGAAGGCACAGCCAACGCAGAGCGAACGCAGAGCGAACGCTGAACGGACGTTAAACGAACGCTCAACGGATGTTGAGCTACCAACACCAACACCAACACCAATACCAAAAGATAAAAAACAAGAGACGCCGGCCAAGCCGGCTCGGTTTGATCCGTTGGGAGTCGATCTTCCAAACGGCGTTTCTCAGGATGTTTGGTCGGAGTGGATTGCCTACCGCCGAAAACGAAAGCTCACCACCACCGAGCAGACCGTGAAGGCGCAGGTTGCCAAGCTGGCTGAGTTTGCCGCAGCCGGGCACGATCCCGCAGAAGTCGTCGAGCAAAGCATCTTGCAGGGGTGGCAAGGCCTGTTTGCGCCAAAAGACAAGGCTGGCCAAGCCCGCCGGATTCCGGCCCGCGAAAACTTTGAAGCCGTGGACTACGGAGAACCAGGGGTGCATGACCTATGAGCCTGCAATTCCACAACCCGGCCAAGACCCGCACCGATTCCTGCGAGAAGCACGGCGCGTTTCAAAGCCGGTGCTTTCTGGGCTCCGTCTGGTCGCGCTGCCCGACGTGCGAAACTGAGCGGGAAAATCTCGAAATAGCGAAGGCAGAAGCCGATCAGCGCAGGGAGCGTCTTTTGGCCTGGCAGACCAAGATCGGAAACTCTGGGATTCCTGATCGCTTTCACGAGCGAACGCTCGACAACTTCGAGGCCAAGAGCGACGAGCAGAAATTCGCGCTGAGTTTTGCCAGGAGCTACGCCGAAGGCTTTGACGATGTGCTCCGGACCGGCCGCAGCGCCATGTTCGTTGGAAAGCCCGGTACGGGCAAGACGCACCTGGCGGCAGGGATCGGCCTGCGAGTCATGGCCGCCGGCCGCACAGTCTTGTTCACGACCGTCATGCGGGCAATCCGCAGGGTCAAGGACACCTGGAACCGGGATAGCCGGGAGACGGAAGGCCAGGCGATCTCGGCAATGGTGTTTCCGGACCTTCTGATCCTCGATGAGGTTGGCGTGCAGTTCGGATCGGACTTCGAGCGCAACATGCTTTTCGACGTGCTCAACGAGCGTTACGAGCGCCGCAAGCCGGTCCTGCTTCTCTCGAACCTTCCGGTCGAGGAAGTCACGGCATTTCTGGGCGAGCGGATCGTAGACCGGCTGCGCGAGGATGGCGGCAAGCTCATCAAGTTCACATGGGAAAGCCATCGGGGCAAGAAATAGGCCAGGGCTATCAGACCAGGATCGACAATAGAAACAAAGAATTAGACCGCAAAAACAAGGCAATCGGATAATCTAAACGTCATGCAAATTATGACGATCACATAAACAAGGAGAAACACGAGTGGATTTGCTATCCCAAAAAGACAAAATCGCGTTGCAGTTTTTGGCAAAGCCAGCAACGTCCCGCGAAGTGGCCGAGCATCTTGGTATTCCATACGATTCGGTCTACGGCCACCTGCGCCTGCTCCAACGTCTCGGACTCATCGAGAAGGTTGGCCGCGCCAAGAACCAGAACGGTCATGGCCGTATTTCGATCTTCAAGGCCACCGGCGCAACCGAGATCGTCGTTGACCCGGACTACGTGCAGATCGCCGCGCACAACCCGTTCAACCTGCAACCGATGGGGGTATGCCATGCTTAGAGATGGACAATACGTGCGAGAGCCAAAGCCAGCAATCGGACGCGCCCACCAGCGCGACACCCGCTATCGCCGCATGACAGACGGCGGCGAGCAGTTCCAGCGAAGCGTGCTGCGCGACTACACCAGGCGCGACAATTTTTGGGGCCAGAAAGAGGACAGCCCGCTCGCTTTGGCGGCCTTTAGCATCCTCGCCGCGATTGCCTTTTTGGTCTTAATGTTCCTGCCGGAGGTGTTGTGATGATCCGAAACAAAAGACAGGTGTGGGCGCTCAAGAGCAGGCATGGGTATTTCGTGACGCGCGGCCCGGGTTCATTTCAGGAGGGGTTGCCGACGGCTCTGTTCAAGACCCTTCGGCACGCCAAGGCCGCTGCCGACAGCATCGACCCGCACGGCAAGATGGTTCGGCCGGTCAAGGTGTGTGTCACCGTGCAAGAGGTGTTGCGATGAACCCGACACAGCGGGCCGTCAACGGGACTGTGCTGTTCCTGGGCGGCCTTCTGGTCGGCCTGACGATCTCCAAGTTCTCGGCCAGGCAAGCCTACGACGTCGGCTTGAGTCAGGGATTGGCCAGCGTCCAGCGCGAAGCAGCCTTGCTCAAGGCCGAAACCAATATGGTTTGCCTGAAATACTGGTTCGACAGCGACGAAAGCCGGCTGATTCAGGCAAAACATTGGATGTGCGGCAAGGCCCGGTAAGCCTCCGCGTGGTAAAATCAACATTGGAGACGCCATGAACGAAATCGAAATGGACCTTTTGATCGCCCAACAGCGGGACGAGATCGCTGAGCTCACCAAGGCCAACGCCAGGCTGCGCGAGCAGATGTCGGCGAGCGTCTACATCGAGGCCTTGTGCAAAAGCCCGGCCGTGTCCGTGGTTCGCACCGAGCACCATCAGGCTCTTATCGACCTTGAGAGAACGGTTCGATCAAGCAAGTTGGGCTCGGTAGCGTTCCAAGACAAGCTCCGAGCAATAGACCAGTCCCGGGAGGCGTGACAGAGCGGTTTATTGTGGCTGCTTTGAAAGCAGCAGGGGAGCCGCAGGGCGCCCCCGCGAGTTCGAATCTCGCCGCCTCCGCCAGTCAACATTGATAAGTGGCCACCACCTCGACGACGGCATCATCAACGCCCCGCGCAAAGGCCGCCAGGTGGCAATCCACCGGCACCGGCATCAATCCGATCCGCTCTGCAGCCTCGCGCACCAAGTCCTGATAGCGCCAAGGCACAGGAAAGGGCAGTTCCGTACTTCCGGTGAGCCGCGCCAGCGTTAGAGCTTCCTCCGCCGAGATCAGATCAAAGCATTCCAGACGCACAACCCCGTTGCCCATGTCGCGCACCACGAGCCGCACGCCATGGGTTTCCCATACTGGGGGGGTGACAGTTATAGAGTCTGATAACGCTTCCCTTGCGTAGCCTTTCACAGGATGCCCCTATCATTGTGGTTTGATCGTGGTATTATTGGTTCGTTTGCCGAACCGTTTGTAACTTGATTCGCCGCCCGACAACACAACAAAGGCGCGCGCTGATCGGAAAAACGCATCCGAACACACGCAGGACGCAACCGTGCCGAAACCTACCAAACGCCAAGCTAAGACAGAAAAATCCGAAATGGCTATCGGGAATCTTCCTAGTAGCAATACCGGGAAATCCCTTACCCACAAGCAACAGCGTTTCGTTGATGAATACATCATCGACCTGAACGGGACGCAGGCCGCTATACGCGCCGGATACGCCACTGGATCAGCGTTTGTGGCCGCTTCGCGTCTGTTAAGTAATGATAAAGTCGCCGCCGCCATAACAAAGCGCAAGAAAGAGCGCGAAAAGCGCACAGAAATCACCCAGGACCGTGTGCTTCAGGAGCTTTACCGCCTCGCCTTCGTGGATATTCGCAAGTATTTCAACGAGGACGGCACGGCCAAGCCGATGAGTGAGCTTGATGACGACGCTGCGGCCGCGCTGGCCGGGTTTGAGGTCGTCGAAATCAATTCCGCGCCTGGGTCGCCGCCGGTCGGCTTCACCAAGAAGTTCAGGCTCACCGAGAAGAAGGGCTCCATCGAGCTTTTGATGCGCCACATGGGCATGCTCAATGACAAGCTCAAACTGCAAGGCGACGAAAAGAACCCGATCACCCTTGCCTTGAAACAGATCAACGGCACTGCGCTGCCGGTCGTGCCTGACAATCAGGAATGACGCCAGCCAATGCCGGCCGTCCTAGAACACGACCCAAAACAAGCGGAAGCCGAACTTTTGGCGATCCTGGGCGACCCGGTTCGACGGATCAGCACGCTTTACAAGATCATGGTCAAAGGGGACGATGGCCAAGAGGATCTCGTCATCCAGTTCAAGCCCAACCGGGCGCAGCGGCGATTCATTGCCCGCCTGCACCATCGCAACATTATTTTGAAGGCCCGCCAGTTGGGTTTCACGACGCTCATCGCAATCGTCTGGCTCGACCACGCCCTGTTCAACTCCAATGTGCGTTGCGGCATCATCGCCCAAGACCGGGAGGCAGCCGAGGCTATCTTTCGCGACAAGGTAAAATTCGGATATGACAACCTACCGCCGGCGCTCAAGGACGCCATGCCTTTGGCCCGCGACAGCGCCAGCGAGCTTCTCTTTGCCCACAACAACAGCAGCATCCGTGTCGCGACCTCAATGCGATCCGGCACCATTCACCGCCTGCACGTCTCGGAATTTGGAAAAATCTGCGCCAAGTTCCCCGAAAAGGCTCAGGAAGTCGTCACCGGCTCTATTCCTGCCGTGCCAAAGACCGGCGTTCTGGTCATCGAATCGACCGCAGAAGGCCGGGAAGGCGAGTTCTACGAGATGACGCAGCGGGCCCTGGCGCTCAAAGCCTCGGGCAGGCCGCTGACTGAGCGCGACTACCGCATTCACTTCTTTCCGTGGTTCGACGAGCCAAACTACCGCATGGACCCGGAAAGGGTCATCATGACCGACAAGGATCACGAGTATTTCAACGGCATCGAGGCCAAGGCCGGCGTCAAGATCGACCCCGAGCAGCGTGCCTGGTACGTGGCCACAAGGGACGCGGATTTCCCGACCAAGCCCGAGCGGATGTGGCAGGAATATCCAAGCACCGAAGAAGAAGCCTTCCAGAAGTCCACGGAGGGTTGTTACTACGTCAACGAGTTCGCCCTGGCCCGCAAAGAAGGCCGGATTACCGCCGTGCCTTGGGAAAAGGCAATGCCAGTCAACACCTTCTGGGACATCGGCCTGAACGACGAGATGGCGATCTGGTTTCACCAGAGGATCGGGGCCCAAAACCGCTTTATCCGGTACTACGAGAACAGCGGCGAGGCGTTCGCGCATTACGTCACGTACATGCAAACGCTCGGCTACGTCTGGGGCAAGCATTACCTGCCGCACGACGGAGACACCAAGCGTCTTGGCGTCGAAAAGACCTGGACGCCACGGCAGATGCTTGAGGACCTCAACCTGCGCAACATCGAGATCGTGCCCCGGATCGACCGGGTGCAGACCGGCATCCAGATGGTGCGCGACGTCTTTGGGTCGTGTTGGTTCGACGAGACCAACTGCCGGGACGGGCTGATCCGGTTGGAAAGCTACCGAAAAGACTGGGACAAGCGCCTGGCCGTCTGGAAGGACGAGCCAAGGCACGACCAGGCATCGAACGGCGCCGACGCCTTCCGGACCTTCGCGCAGGGCTACGAGCCGCAAACGGGCGGAACGTGGAAACGTAAATCAACCTCTTGGAGAACCACATGAGCCAATTCGCCCTAGACTTGTCGCGCTACTACTGGAAGCGTGATGTCCATGATCTCACCGCTTTCGGTACATGGCTGTGGAATGAGGACCAGGAAGATACCGAACCGGCCATTGTTATCATTCCCCGGTATAGAATTCATGGGATCAAGCCGGTGTGTATAGCGTTGTCAAGCGCATTCAAGTACAATGATCCGCGATACCTGGCTCGGTCGGCAGGATATTTTGCGAAGAAACTTGGATTTGAGGACAGTCTTGTTACCGCTCACCGCATTGCATCGCTGATCGACGACTGCCTTGGAGACCTTCTCAAAATGCCGGTTGATCCGACTGAGGCCGTTCAGGTCGGTGAGGCCGTGGTCAATCTGGGCGACGGGCGCCGGGAAACCGTGGGGCTGATGGACTATGAGCAGATCAAGCAGTCGTAAAGGGGGCCAAAGTGTTCGACATTAACGATCCGAGCACGACGCGCATCAAGCGCGATACGCCTATTGACCGTCTCCCAGAGGCCGAAGAACCCGAGATTTTGAAACCTGAGAACCCGCTCGATAGCCCCGAAAACGTCGAGCGCCATCGCATGCTGTTGTCCTACTACCGTCAGGAGTTGGACCGCCAGGGCGAGAACCGATACCAACAGGCCATCGACGAGGATTACTACGACAACGATCAATGGACGCCCGAAGAAGCGCAAGAGCTTCGCGAGCGCGGCCAGCAGCCGACCGTCTACAACGTCATTGCAACGTCCGTGGATTGGATCATCGGCTCCGAAAAGCGGGGACGAACGGACTTCCGCATCCTGCCCAGAGGCAAAGAGGACGCAAAACCGGCCGAGGCCAAGTCAAAGTACCTGAAATACCTGTCCGACGTGAACCGCACGCCATTTCATCGCAGCCGCGCCTTTGCCGATGCCGTCAAAGTCGGCATTGGCTGGATGGAAGCAGGCGTTCAAGAGGAAGATGACGGCGAGCCGATCTACGACCGCTACGAGTCTTGGCGCAATATGCTGTTCGACAGTAGCTCGACCGAGTTGGACGGCTCCGACATGCGCTATGTGTTCCGCTCCAAATGGGTGGACGAGGATATCGCCAAGGCGCTGTTTCCCAAGCGTCAGGACGTCATCGAGCTTTCCGTGATCGACGCCACCCTTTACGGCTCGTTCGACATGGTGGACGGCGACATCGCCATGGACCTTGCCGAGTTCGAGCGTGAGCACAACGGCATCTACGGCACGATTGTCACCCACAAGCGCCGCCGCGTGCGCCTGATCGAGGCGTCCTACAAGGTTCCCGAGGAAGTCGAGCGCCTGCGTGGTGGCCGTTTCAACGGCGACATTTACGACAAGAACGACCCCAGACACGCCGAAGCGCTGGCTTCTGGCGAGGCACGCGTCATCAAGAAGATGATGCTGCGCACCCGCATTGCCGTGTTTACGACCAATGGCTTGCTGTTCGATGGCCCAGGCCCATACCGGCACAACCGCCATAAGTTTATCCCGATCTGGGGTTTTCGTCGCGGCAAGGACGGATTGCCCTACGGCATCATCCGCCGCGTGCGCGACATTCAGGATGGCGTCAACAAACGGGCCTCCAAGGCCCTGCACATCCTCTCGACCAACAAGGTCATCATGGACGAGGGCGCCGTCGATGACATGGACGAGTTCGCCAAAGAGATTGCCCGGCCGGACGCCATTATTATCCGCAAGCCCGGCAAGGCGATTGACCTGAACGTAGACCGGGAGTTGGCCGGACCGCACCTCGATATGATGTCGCGTGACATTGCCATGATCCAGCAGACCGGCGGCGTGACGGACGAGCTTTTAGGCCGCCAGACCAATGCAGCCTCCGGGATTGCCGTGCAGCGCCGGCAGGAGCAAGGCAGCCTGGCGACATCGACCTTCTTCGACAACCTGCGCTTTGCCGAACAACTCCGGGGCGAGATCGAGCTTTCTCTCGTGGAGCAGTTCGCCACAGAGGAAAAGCAGTTCCGCATCACTAACATGCGCGGCTCGCCCGACTATGTGACGATCAACGACGGATTGCCCGAGAACGACATCACTCGGACCAAGGCTGATTTCGTCATCTCGGAAGCCGATTGGCGGGCCACGATGCGCCAGGCGGCGGTCGATCAACTCACCGAAATGCTCACCAAGATGCCGCCCGAAGTCGGGATGTCGATGCTCGATCTGATCGTAGACCAGATGGACCTTCCCAACCGGGAGGAAATCGCCAAGCGGATTCGCAACATCAACGGCCAAAAAGACCCGGATCAGGAAGAACCGACGCCCGAGGACATGCAGCGCGAGCAGGCAGCGTCGGCTCAGGCAGCCATCCAGGACGCTCTTGTGCAGGCAGACCTGCGCGAAAAGACCGCCAAGGCCGTCAAAGCCGAAGCAGAAGCCGAGCGCACCATGCGCCAGGCCGTGAACGACAGCGTATCGGCCACGGAAACCGCGATGCGGGCCGCCCAAGCCGTCGTCACCATGCCGACGATTGCCAAGGTGGCCGACAACATTCTGGCCGAAGCCGGCTGGCAGCAGGCGCACCCGGCCAACCAAGGACTTCCCCCGGCAATGCCGGGCCAACCCATGCCTCAGCAAGAGGTATCACCACCAGTCGAGCAGCCGGTTCAAGACCCGGGCATGGCTCCGCTGGACCCCGTAAACCCCGCACAAGGAGTGTGACATGGCAGATGACAAAGAAATCGACGACGGCCTGACCGAAGAAGAACGCGCAGCCCTGGCTGACGAGGACGACGGCAGCGATCCCACAGAATCAAACGCCAATTCCGACGAAGGCGACGATAACGACGCCGGCGAGGACAAAGGCGACGACAAAGACGTAGAGGAAAACACCGATCTGCAAGCCAACGCTGCAGGCAACGACCCCGATCCGGACGATAAAGGCGGCGAAGCCAACAGCGGAGACGCCGAAACAGCGGCCCAACAAGGTGCGCCGATCCTCGTCGTCGAGCCCCTGACGGATGCCGAGACCAAGCTCAAGGACATCGGCACCAAGAAGGAAGAACTGATTACCAAGTTCGACGACGGCGAAATCACGGCCAAGGAATACCAGAAAGAGCTTGATACCCTGGCCAAGCAGGAACGTGAGATCGAGCTTGCCATGCACAAGGCGCAACTGGCTCAGGAAATGGAGCAGCAGCGCCTCAAGAACGAATGGCAGGCAACCGTCAACTCGTTCATCGACGCCAATCCGGTCTACAAGGACAACCAGCGCCTATACCGCGCCCTTGACCAGGAAGTGCGGGACGTTGCGAGCAGCGAAGAAGGCAAGGCCATGAGCGGGGCCAAGATCCTCGCCAAGGCGCATGAGAACCTGATGGCCGCCTTTAACCTGGCCAAGCCACAGCCAAGCACCGACAAGCCAAAGCCACCAAAGCCGGACGTTCCGCCAAGCCTTCATGGTGTGCCGGCAGCGGACGCCAACGACGTGAGCGGCGGCAAGTATGCAGCGCTCGACCGTCTGGCCTCGACCAACCCGATTGCCTACGAGGAAGCGTTGATGAAGCTGCCCGAGGAAGAACGCAACGCCTATCTGGCATCGGCATAAGGAGCGCCCATGACACGCGAGCAAATTGCCCGGGTTTGCCATGAGGTGAACCGAGCCTATTGCCAGGCGCTCGGCGATTTCAGCCAGCCAGAGTGGGAGCAAGCTCCTGACTGGCAGAGAAACAGCGCATTAGCCGGCGTCGACCTGCACCTGGATAAGGACGTGGGAGCCGAGGCCAGCCACAAGGCATGGATGGAGCAAAAGATCGCAGAAGGGTGGACCTACGGTACGGTGAAGGATTCCGTGGCCAAGACCCATCCCTGCCTGATGCCCTTTTACGACCTGCCTTTGAAGGATCGGGCCAAGGATTTCATTTTCCGCGGCGTCGTTCATGCCTTGCGAGAAACGGAGGTCGCATGAGCGTCATTGACTTGAACCAGCGCCTAGACGGCCGGCTTGGCGATGCCAAGATCGAGGAAGCGATCCAGGCCAAGGGGCTCATCGCCCCTCGTGTCACGCCTGAGCAAATTAACTCACTCGTGGACAGTCTGACCTTCCACGTTCACCGCTTCCCGGGAACAACGTCAACGGTTGCAGCCGCAGCCCTGCCCAACGGGTTCGTGGTGGCCGTCGGCCATTCGGCAGCCGCCAGCCGGGAGAATTTCGACGCCGAGATCGGTGAGAGCCTTGCCATCAGCAACGCCCGGACCGAGGCCCGCAAGAAGCTCTGGGAGCTAGAGGGCTATGTTTTGAAGAAGGCCATTAGCTGACAATGCTCAAAATTGATCTTCGACCCGGCGAAAGCGTCTCCATCGGCAACCTGGCCGTGGTCACGCTGGAAGAAAAGTCGGGCAAGATCGCCCGGATTGCCATTGACGCCGATAAATCGGTGCCGGTGATCCGGATGAACAAGCCGACGACAGCCAAGCTGGCTGCGACGGAGGGCATTACCGGCCGGGCATAGGCAATTTCTATTGCTTAGAGTGGTTGCATTTTAGAAACACATGGCGGAAAATAGGACCAGACCGCGCAGGAGTGTGGCCGACTAGGGTTAATTTCATTTTCAACTTTATGAGGGCACTCCACTATGGGTACTACCGTCGTAGCCTTTGGCGATCCAAAGGCACAAAAGAAATGGAGCGCGAATCTTGCGGTTGATACACGCAAGAAATCGTACTTCGAGAACCGTTTTATCGGCACCGACGACAACAGCATCATCCAGCGCAAGACCGAACTGGAAGGTGACGCTGGCGATCGGATCTCCTTCGACCTCTGCATTCAGATGCGCAACAAGCCGACCTATGGCGATGCACGTCTGGAAGGCAAAGAGGAAAGCCTCAAGTTCTACACCGATGAAGTAATCATCGACCAGGTGCGTCACGCTGCGTCCGCAGGCGGCAAAATGAGCCGCAAGCGTACCGCTCACGACATGCGCGCCATCGCCAAGTCGCGTCTCGGTGACTATTTCGCCCGCCTGATGGACGAGTTGTTCTTCATGTACTTGTCCGGCGCTCGTGGTGTGAACGAGGACTTCATCGAAGGCCCCGCCTACACCGGCTTTGCTGGCAATTCGTTCGAAGCTCCCGATGCCGACCACATCATCTACGCTGGCGCAGCAACCTCCAAGAGCACGCTGACCGCTAACGACAAGATGGTTAAAGGCACCATCGAGAAGGCCCTGAACAAGGCCGAGATGATGCAGGCTCGCAACCCCGAGACCGCCAACATGGTTGCCGTGATGAACGGCTCGGAGGAGCAGTACGTTGTCCTGATGAACCCCGACCAGGCTTATGACCTGCGCGTGGCCGACACGACCGGCTGGCTTGATATCCAGAAGGCCGCTGCTGGCGCCGAAGGCCGTAACAACCCGATCTTCAAGGGTGGTTTGGGCATGATCGGTGGCGCAGTGCTTCACAAGCACCGCAACGTAATCCGCTTCAACGATTACGGTTCGGGCAGCAACGTGAACGCAGCCCGCGCTCTGCTTCTGGGTCGTCAGGCCGCAGTCGTGGCTTTCGGTACTTCGGGTGGCCTGCGCTACTCGTGGGAAGAAAACACCAAGGACTACGGCAACGAGCCTACCGTCGCCTCCGGATTTATTGGTGGCATCAAGAAAACTCGGTTCAATGGTAAGGATTTCGGTGTGATTAGCATCGACTCCGCATCCAAAGATCCGAACGCAGCCTAATTTGGGGGAATAAATCAAATGGCTACTAAGGCTTCTACTTTTACCAAATGGACCACGACTGCCGTAACAGGCGAGTGCAGTGGTGACGTCATCACCAACGATTACTTCGTTGACGTGAAGGCGGCTGACATCGTTCTGAACGACGTCATCGACATCGGCATCCTGCCCGGCAACCACACGGTTGTCGACATGACCCTGATTACCGACGACCTCGACACGAACGCTTCGGCTGCCGTTGCTCTCGACGTTGGCATCATGTCCGGCAACCCCGGCGACGAGACGAGCGTACGGACCTGCGGCAGTGAGTTTTTTGCCGCCGACACGACCGCTCGCACCGGCGGCGTGGCCCGGATGTCCAAGAAGGACGGTTTCCTCGTGAAGCCGACCGACAAGGATCGTTCGATTGGCGTCAAGTTTCAGGCTGCTTCTGCTACGGCCGCCGCAGGCCGCGTTCGCCTGCGCGTGCTGATGGCTCCTGCAAGCCCTGAAATCCAGTTCTAAGCACCGGGGGGAGGCTCTAGGGCTTCCCCCCAATTCCAAGGAGACGGCATGAAGATCGAGTGCATATTGAAGCGCCCCGGCGGCACGCACGCCGAGATTGGCGGGATCACCTATCACTTTGCCCCTAATTCCGACGGCGCCCATGTGGCCGACGTCACGGACAACAAGCACATTCAGCGCTTTTTCGGAATTCCCGAGGGCTACCGCATTTATGGCGAGCCTGCCGCAAAGGAAGATCGTGACGCTGACGGCGACATCGACGCCAAGGACGAGCGCCTGGCGCTGTCCGAACAGTTCAAAGAGAAGTTTGGCAAGGCTCCGCACCACAAGATGAGCCTCGACGCAATCCGGCAAAAGCTGGCGGAGTAACCCATGCTGCCGGTGGCCGACGTCCTTTCGCGAACCGACGATCTTCTGCTTGACGCAGACAGGGTGCGTTGGACGTCAGCCGAGCGCATCCGCTGGATGAATGAGGCCATGGGCGCAATTCTGACGCGCCGGCCCGCAGCTTTTTCCATCACCAAATCTATTGCGCTTGTTGCAGGCACGCGCCAGACAATCGGCGGCCAAATGCTGCTCGATGTCGTGCGCAATATCGGACCCGACCCGGACAATAAGCCCGGCAAGGCCATTCGCAGAACAGACCGACAGCTTCTCGACGACAGCGATCCGGATTGGCACAAGGCCAAACCCAAGGGTGAGATCCGGCATTACACCTTCGACGACCGCTCGCCCAAGGAGTTCTATTGCTACCCGCCTGCGCTGGCCGGAACGCGTGTTGAGACCATGGAAGCAGAGTTGCCGGCAAGCGTTGCCGAGAACAACGAGGCCGCCACTCTCGGCATCGGCCGCGAATACCTTGAGGCCGTAGTCAACTACGTCTGCTACCGCTGCAACACCAAAGACAGCGAATATGCGTCACCGGCATCGGCCATCGCCTTTTACCAGGCGTTTGAGACCGCGCTTGGCCTCAAGGGCCAGTCCGAGAACGCGGCTTCCCCCAACCAGCCCACGAATAGCGTATGAAAAGCCTCGACGCCTTCTCTGCCAGCATCAAGCTCTACGCGCCTGGTTGCGCGGACCCGACGATGTACTTTGCCATCCGGCAGGCCGCCATCGAGTTTTGCGAGCGCACACGGCTCTGGCGCTACGAGGATGAATTCTCGGTCACGTCCGACGGCTGCGAGGCGATCCTGGCCCCGAACGGCGCCGAGATCCACGAGATCGAAGCCGTGTTCTTCAACGGCAATCAGATTGATCCGGCCACGATTTCATGGCTCGACGAGCACATGCGCGGCTGGCGTTCTGGCCAACTGTCCGGAATCCCGAAATACTTTACTCAAACCGAGCCCAATACCATCAGGCTTGTCCCGCAAGAAGCCGGGACAGTCGGCCTGCACGTTTGGCTTAAGCCTTCCCAGTATGCCGATGAGCTTCCCGACTGGATGGCGGATCAATACCGAGAGACAATTGCTCACGGTGCGCTTGGCCGAATTCTTCTAATTCCCAACCAGTCTTTTAGCAATCCCGAGCTTGGCGCGGCTTTTGGCTCCGCCTTCCAAGCAAAGCTCGACAAGGTTTCATTAAAGGGTTTTACCGGGCAACAACGCGCACCTGCGCGAACACGGGCAACTTATTTCTAAGGGGGTTATATGTCCGCTGCATCGAACTACACCGAAGAAAACGTCATCAATGCGTTGCTGCGCGGCGTGACGTTCCCACTTCCATCCAAAACATACGTCTCGCTTCATACGGCAAACCCCGGCGAGGCCGGCGGTAGCGAAGTCACGACTGGCGCTTTCCCGGCTTATGTCCGTCGCGAGGCCGAGCAGGGCGCAGCCATTGGCACCGGCTGGTCCGCGCCGACCGATGGTGTGTCGCAAAACGCCAAGCAATTGACCTACCCAGGCTTTGATGGAGCGTCGCCTGTGACCGTGAGCCATTGGGCCGTCTATGACGCTGCGACTGGCGGCAACCTTCTGTTCTACGCGCCTTTGCAAACCGCAAGAACGCTTCAGGCCGGCGACGTATTTGTGTTCGACATCAATGCGTTGACAGTCACGATGAGCTAATCATGCGCTACGCGCTGAACGTCACGCCAATCAACGGATGGGAGACGCACCTTGCCTCTGGACAAGGTGATCTTGTCGCGTCCGCTACTGGCGATGGCTACCGCGCGTTCTATGCGCTTGGATTGCAGGCCGACATGGCTTTGCAAGCCCAGGCCGCTGGTTATCTGGTCATTACAGGCTTGGCGGACGACGCCGCAACGGTCCTGACAGCCTCCGGTTCCGGCATGAAGGCTGTGACTGCCGAAGGACTTGCGGATCACTCGTTGTCCGCAGTCGGCATCCCAATCCTTGAGGTTCGTCCCGTCGGGGAGTCTGTTCTAGCCCTGACCGTCAACGGGCAAGCCGTAAAGGCGCTTATCGGCTCCGGCTTGGCAAACCAAACCATCACTGTGTTGGGATCTGGCCATCTGGTGATAACCGGCCTGGCGGACGACGCAAGCATGACTCTGGACGCGTCCGGCAGCGGATATGGCGCGTTCTTTGCCATCGGCGAAACAGCGATCTTGTCTCTATCGGCCGACGGCTACGGATATCGAGAACTCAGAGGAATTCCGCAGGCTGCTGAATTGGAAGCCGATGCCGACGGTGTTGCTGTTCTCTACATGCACCTGATTGGAAACGCAGGGCTTGATCTGACAGCGGTTGGAGCCCCAAAGCTTGCCACGGTCGGCTCAGGCCAATCCGACATGCTGATGTCCGGGCTGGCGTCTATTCCGTCTCCCATCGTGATTCCTGTCACGTTTTCTAACACGCACTATTCAAGACGCTTGGAAATCGAGGCAAAGGACAGCGAGTTTACGCTGGCCGACGATGATCGCCGCATGATCGTACCGCCCGAGGCCCGCGTCTTTGCCGTTCCGGCGGAAAGGGAAATCTAATGCTTTGGACCGTTCCAAAACAGCCGGTCGACCACCTCGATTACGACATTGATTTTGCGCGTTGGCTACCCGAGGACGACACCATCACGACCGCGACAGCAATATCGGACGCGCCAACTGATCTCGTGATCGAGTCGGTTCAGATCTCAAGCCCGGTCGTCAAGGTCTGGGTGTCCGGAGGCACGGACGGCAGCACCTACAAGATAACCGTCGTGGCATCGACGTCAGGTGGCCGCATCAAAGAGACGGAGTTTAGAATTCGGGTAAGGGAACGCTGATATGTCATCATCACTAAAGCTAACAAACGGGGCGGTCGGCAAACTTGTATCCGGCATCACGAATTCCGACACGACGCTGGTTCTAACGCCAGGTGACGGCGCGAAGTTTCCGGTGCTTACTGCCGGCCAGTGGTTCCCGGCCACCATCGTCAAAGAAACAGGCGAGTTTGAAATCGTCAAAGTCACTGCTCGGGCAATCGACACACTGACTGTCGTGCGGGCCCAAGAAGCTACAATCGCACAGCCATTTCTTGCCGGAGATCGGGTTGAACTGCGGTTTACAGCAGGCGCATTTACCGAAGAAATTTCGCGCATTGAGGGAATAGCAGAGTCCGCAGAAAGCATTGCGAGCGCTGCTTTGCCGAAAGCCGGCGGCACAATGACTGGGCCAATTGTCCTGCCCGGCAATCCAAGTGCCAATCTGCAGGCGGCTCCAAAGCAATACGTGGACCAAGCTGCCAGCGCAGTATTTCCGTCTGGCGGCATCATTATGTGGTCAGGTTCGATTGCAAACATTCCCACTGGATGGCTGCTTTGCAACGGGTCAAACGGCACACCGGACCTGAGAGACAGGTTCATCATTGGCGCAAGCCAGGACCAGGCTGGAACGGCAAAAACAAACGTTACCGGATCACTCACAACAACCGGCGGTTCTAAGGATGCTATCGCTGTAGCCCACACACACACAGCGACTTCCACGGTTAACGATCCTGGTCATAACCATATTCAAGGTTATGGCATCAACACTACATATGGTGGAGGTCGATACGGCGGCGCAAGCACAGGATCTTCGCAGATAGAAGATGCCTACGGACAAGCCACTAGCTCTAGTGGAGCTTTAACCTCGACAAGTACAACCGGTCTTTCGGTATCGACAAACGTTGCTTCTGCTGGTTCTCCTGGCGCTAACGCCAACCTGCCTCCGTATTACGCCCTTGCGTTTATTATGAAAGCCTAACCTATGGCTTCATCATTGCGACTATCTAACAATGGACTGAGCAAACTAGCGGCTTCGGCATCGTCTGCTGCCACGACAATTACGCTTATCAGCGGAGACGGCGCCAAATTTCCAGCACTAAGCGCCGGTCAGTTTTTCCCTTTGACCATCGTGAGGGCGTCGGATGGCGCCATTGAGATCGTCAAGGTCACAGCAAGATCGACAGATACGCTTACCATCACGCGGGCACAGGAAGGCACGACAGCTCTAAATTTTGTCGCCGGCGATCGGGTTGAGCACAGACTTACCGCAGGAACGGTCTCGGACGAGTTTGCCCGCGTAGAAGGCGTTGCAGATGACGCGCAATCCGATGCTAACCAGGCTCTTAGTAATGCTGCGGCAGCACAAGCAACCGCCAACGCTGCTTTGCCCAGGTCAGGCGGAACAATGACCGGAAACATCACTTTTGCATCAGGGCAGCAGTTTCCAGGGGCCGCATCGACCGGCAAAGCTATTGCAATGACAATTGTATTCGGGGGTTAAAATGGCGGCACCAAACATAGTCAACGTTACAACGATAATTGGTAAGACAGCCGTTCAAGCGATTGGAACGTCGGCAGCAGCTATCGTCAGCAACGCTGCGGGTAGCGGGAAAGTACTCAAGATCAACGCGTTGTATGTCGCCAACGTAGACGGCACTAGCGCAGCAGATCTTACGGTAGACGTTTTCCGCTCCGCAACTCCTTACCGGCTGGCCTCAACAGTAAGCGTACCGGCTGATTCCACGCTCGACGTCATTAGCAAGTCGATTTACCTTGAAGAAGGTGATTCAATTCGTTTGGCCGCTAGCGCCACCGGAGACCTTGAGGGCGTCTGCTCCTATGAGGAAATCTCCTGATGACCAGGAAGTTTATAGGCGGCTTTATTAATAAGACAGCGCCAACTACTACAGGCGGCAAAAGCGGATCTGCGTCAGGCGTCTGGTCGCAGTCTGACGCACTACAAAAGGTTGCGGGGAATCTGTGGCCGCTACCTAAAACGGTGCCAAGTGCACCAACAAGTGTCACGGCAACCGCAGGAACAAGCAATAACGCAACGGTTACTTTTACCGCTCCATCTGATAACGGCGGGTCTGCAATAACCGGATATACGGTGACATCGTCTCCAGGTGGAATCACTGCGACTGGAGCATCCTCCCCAATCTCAGTGACCGGATTAACGACTGGCACTTCATACACTTTCACCGTAACCGCAACAAGCGCAATAGGGACGAGCTCACCTAGTGCATCGAGTAATTCCATTACCGCTTCCGCATCTTATACCGTTGAGTATTTAGTAATTGCGGGCGGCGGTGGCGGTGGCTCTGGCAATAACTCTGGCGGTGGTGGTGCCGGTGGATATAGATCATCTGTATCTGGTCAGTCTTCCGGCGGCGGAGCGTCTGCCGAATCTGTTGCAACACTTAACACAGGAACCGCATATACGGTGACGGTTGGTGGCGGCGGTGCGGCGGCAAGTCAAGGCTCAAGCTCTGTCTTCGGAGCTATAACCTCAACTGGCGGCGGTGCGGGTCAGTTTTCTGCAACGGGCGGTAGTGGCGGCTCTGGTGGCGGTAGTGGTCAAGGGTCTGGTGGTAGCGGAACTTCTGGTCAGGGTTATAACGGCGCAACAGGTGTCTATGCGGCCTCTGCATACGGCGCAGGTGGTGGCGGTGGTGCTGGTGCAACGGCTCAAGCCGGAACTAGCTCAAAAGGCGGTGATGGCGGCACTGGCGTAAGCTCTAACATTAACGGAACCGCAACTACTAGAGGCGGCGGCGGCGGTGGCGGATCAAACGGAACCGCAGGAGCGGGTGGGTCTGGCGGTGGCGGTCGAGGAACACAATCCGGATCTGCGGCAATTGCTGGAAC